AAGAATATCTGAATAATAATTTAGAGCTTGCGTGAAGCTTTCTGGTTTTGATTTCGGAAGAGTTACATCTGCTTTTTCAAATTGATATTTTTGCGTTGCGGCATCAAGATTTATATTGCCTTTCTTGTCGGTATACAATGCAGGATCAAGTTTATATACATTCTTGATTAAATCTGTTTGAGCCTTTGCTTCGTCAAATTTTCCCTTTGTGGAATAGCTCTCAGCATCGGTAAGACCGAGTGCTTTATATCTGTCAATTGCGGCTTGGTTTGGATCTACTTTAGGTGCTGCAGCCATATTAAACTATTCCTGTCCTTGGAAGACCGCTGAGATAATCTACTTGCTTTGCACCCTGGGATTGCTGAACCTCTGTCGGAACAGCACCCATAGGAGATTGACCATAAAGGCGGGCAAATTGAATTGCAGCCTGTTGACCAAGGCCACGCTGAGTTGCGAAAGCCTCTGGAGCAGTCTCAAATTGACGGCGCATAGCCTCAATAGAACGCTGCGGCCCAAGTTCACGTTCAACCTGCAGTGCTGCTTGGGCTGACTTCTGCAAGTCTAAAGCCGACATTTGACGTTCAAGCTCACGCTGGCGAGGCATATATTTCTCGCGCAGGCGTTGTTCTAAATCCGCTACATCTGGCTGTTTCTGGATGTAAGTCTCAAGCGAAGAACGATAGAAAAGATCGTTAGCCCTAGCCGCCTCAAGTGGGTTTGGGGGCGGTGGCGGCGCAGGAATAGAAGGACTGCCACCCATTAGAGTAAAGCCTTTCGCATAAATTTCATATAGTCGTAATCCTTTGGTTTACCAGAACGATTGAATGTGATCCGCTTGCGAGGACCAAAACGCTCCGCTAGGAGCAACAGCAAGCACCTTAAGGATTTAGCACCTTTTGAAGAGATAGTCAAATCAACAAATACATTCTCGCCATCTTCGCTATGAACATAATGGTCAGGCTTTTGCCCATCCTTTACGCACCTAGCCAGAGCTACTCCAGCTATGCCTTCCTCATCCCTTACAATCCCAACCATACCCTGCTTTTCAAACCAGTTAAACCACTCAGCCAGGTTAGGCCACATAGCCTCTGGAACGTTACTTTCTTCAATATACTCAATAGCCGTCATATTGTCTTTTGAATTTCAATTGTATCTGGATTGGCCGCAGCCGTAATTTGACGGACAGCTAACTTATTTCCAGTGCTTGAAATCTTGATGTTAAGCAAACGCCATTTCTCATACTTACGCAAGTCGCTGGCAATCCTTTTCTTTGTGATTGTGGGCAATGCTGCTGGCAGAACAAATGGCAATACTAAGGTCGTGCTTGCGATGTTGATGTTTGGCTGTACCACAACATCGCCAACATCGGTATCACGCTGGATGAATATGGAGGTATCGTTTGAGAATGAGTTATCAAAGATAACCTCGAAATGGCTGCCGTACTTGGCCGAGAAAGGATCGCCAAAGTTAAAGTCCTTGGTTCGCACATAGGACTGATATTCAGTCCCAGCATCCTTGTAGTCCTCAAATGTAGTGCCAGCGGGAGTCTTGTATCCAGAGTATTTCTCAATGACCCCGTTGATTTTTTTGAAGACTGCTCTTGATCCCTCATTGTTGTAATTGGTCAGGGTGAACTGCATAACCTGTGGACTCCAAGTACCCTCAAACGCATTCAAGGCTGTATTGTAAACAATCAGCGTATCGTTGTAATCGTTTGAGCCAGTCGGTACGGCCAAGAAGTATCGGTTGTCGTAAAAGATTGCCGTGGCAAGTCGAATGGACTCCGTGTTAATGTTCTGGATGACATCCTTGACAACCTCGGAAAGAGGTATTCCTACTGATGTAAAATCGTCAGCAACCGAGCGAACAAGCGACCTAATACCGTTGTCCGACAAAAATAGAATATCGCTGCTTACCTGAACCGCACTTCCAGCCGCAACGCATCCAGTATTGTTTGAGATAAGTGAAACAATCCAATCCGTTGCAGATGTTGCATCTGGAGGAATGTCAAGCTGGAACACCCTTCGCTTCTTGAACACAATAATTCGATTCTTATAGTAAGGAACAATTGCCGTTATCTCATCGCCATCGTCTCCGTTTACAACGATGCTATTAGCCGAACTCCATACGTTAGGATCTAAAATATCCGAAGCATATAACGTATTCCTATGCTCTCCAGAACCTACTCCAATCAATCTATTTTCAGCATTTATTAAAAGCCTTAAATCTTGTGGTGGCGGGCTAACAGTTGCGGTTGCGGTTGCCCCAATTCCATTGCCAATGATTGTTACTTCAGGTGCGCCAGAGTATCCAGATCCTCCGTCTGATACTGTTACACTTATAGTTCCGTTGGCTACCTGCGTAATCAAAGTTGGACTTGTGCCTCCCCAATTTGGTCCAGTTACGAAGGCTGTGGCTGTTGTATATCCAGCACCACTGCTTGTAACAGTGATGGCTCGTAGCCTCCCGCCTTGTCTTGTTACCTTATTTCCATCCCAAAAATGAAGGTCGCCATCAGCGTCTGCCATGTACATCTTGTCGTTAAACTGAGCAAAGCTAACTTCCACATCGGCATCAACGCTATATCCATCAGACCATATTTGAGCATATGATCCAAATGTACTTGCAGTATTCGCCCAAGTTGTATCGGCTGGGTGTAGGGTTGCGCTTCCGCTTGAGTCAATGCTATAAAATCTGCCTTGCGTTACTGTGAGCAATTGCTGGTAGTTGTATGTCTCGAAGTATCGCATTCCACCAACTGATGTTGATGTGCTGGTTGCTCCAGTTGCAAAGCTTGTAGTGCCTACGCGAGTCTCAAGATTACCCTTTGGAGAAAGGGTCATATTGTACAGCTCTTGTACTTGGTTTTCTGCTAGTAGGTCAGATTGCAGACCGCTTGCTTGACCGCCCGTAAAATTACGGATTCCGTCAAACGCCAAGAGATCGTCAAGGTTATCCGAATAGTAAGGCATAATGCCTCCTTTAAGCCGAGAACATTTCTTCTATGGTTAGCTCGCCTAAACTTTGCGGTGTAATCTGTTTCACGCCTCCAACCTGGCTCAACTCGTAGTTAGCCATAGCAGCAAGGTCTGAATTTGCACCCTGCGTAATTGCCTGCGCCTTGGCATACTGCCGTTCACGCTCCAGTGCGTCTGCGTGAGTCAAGGCAAGAACCAAGTGATGAACATGTGGCAAGCGAAGCTCATCATCAAGAGCGTCTGTAGACGGAGGAAAGTCAACGATGTAGTTCGTCCTAGTGAGGCATTTCAACTTCTCAACAACACGCAATGGAATCGTGCCAGATGTGGCAAGCCTTGGGTATAGGTTAAGCTGCGCAATGCCACTGCTATTACGGCCTGTAAAATGGTATGTATCTGGATCGCCAGTACGGTCATCGGAAAGTAAGCCTGGGTCTTGGCTGATGATTGTAGCAAGGTCAATCGGGTCAACCTCGGCATCGTTATAGGCCACAGAGAGAGGAGTTTCGACATTGGTACCAAGCGTGATCTGCCTATTTGTTCCAACTGAATAGGTTGAATTTGTAACAGTCTCACGCCAAGGTGCAAAGTCCCAAACTCGGCGGTAGGCCAAGCTTGCGGCTTTCTGCAAGAAGGTAAGCGTGTCGGCATCGGTCTTGCCGATCTTCTCGCCTGCATATTGGGCGATTTCAGTTAGGGTCATTTACCACCCAGCCAAATCAGCGTATTTTTGTCCAATGCCATTTGTGTCAGAAATAAACTCATCTTTTTGATCTTGAGAATAATTCCTGCACTTTACGCGCTTTAATTCAATTTCAGTCTCCTGAAGCCAAGTGGCCTCAAGTGTATTGCTTTTTATGTCGTGGCATACTGCCGCTAAATATGTATTTCCCATTTTATTTCTCCTTTATGTTGCTGATCCTTTAATTACAGCGAATTGAAGTGTAACTGCTTCTGATAGTCCACCACCACTAACATTGGTAACCCTAATTGTTGCTGCTCCAGTTGCAGTATTTTCGCACGTTGTTGTATAGCCAGAAAAGGCTGTTGCATTCACTGCCAAAATATCCACAGCAGATATGAATGAATTTGTTAATGCAAATCTAACTGTAGCTGCATTTGCCAGAAGAGCATTATTCATTGTAATCTGACCTGTAGGCTTATTTAATGTAACTCCTGTTGTCTTGCTTGTTCCTTGAGTTACTGTTCCTCCAGATCCAGACCCATATCCAAGATTTGCAGCACTGACTACAAGGCAATTTCCGCTTGTATCAATCTGCATGCGTGGCAAATTATTTGTATAAAAATTAACTGCGTGACTCGTTTGCGATCCAACCACTATTGATGTATCTGCACTATTTGCAAATACGCCTGTCATTGTTCCATTAGAAATTGTTATTCCTGTATTTGATGCCGCCAAAATATCTAATTTATTTGTTGGAGTTTTACCAATCCCAACATTCCCACTGCCATCCTTATAAATCTGTCCACTACCAATATTAACCACATTGGTAGATCCAGTAATTGCTCCAAGGAATGTGGATGTGGTTGCTGATAGATTTGCAATCGTCCCATTCGTGCTATTTAATCCAACAATCGTCCCATTCGTGCTGTTCAACGTGGCAATCGTCCCCGTAGTGCTATTCAACGTGGCAACCGTTCCAGTAGTGCTATTCAGCGTAGCAATTGTACCAGTCGTGCTATTCAGCGTAGCAATCGTACCTTGGGTAAGTATTGCAGATCCTTGGGTAATATTAGCCGTACTCGCCGTTAGCGTCTGAACTGTTCCGTTGGTAATGTTGGCCGCAGTAGACGTAGTAGTTCCAGTTGTAAGGCTTGAAATTGTCCCGCCAGTTCCAATAATTGTTCCAGTTACGTTTCCATTTAATGGGCCAACAAAACTTCCAGCCGTAAGTGTTCCAGTAAAGCTTGAGCTTGTATAAATTCCGTTACTCAACGCATCGTTAAACATACTTCCAACCGTAACCCTGCGCGGTGCGGATGTTGCGGTTAGGTCTGCGTCAGCAATCAATAGTTGGTCAGAGCTTCCAACGCTAGTGATTACTGGCTGTGTTGTGATGATGCCAGCATAAATCTCAGTCTGGTCAATAAGATTGTGAAGACCAGCGGAAGTTACTGTTCCGTTGGTTGAGAAGGTAACTTGACGATTTAGAATTGTTGCCATATTAAGCTGTAAACCTCAGTGCGGTTGCGTATAGCGTGCCTGCTGGAGTTGTGCCGTGGGAAGTTATATCTGTATTAAGTATTACATATCGAATCGTATCTGTCGATTCAACCCTAAACGAAGGAATTAGCCTTTGGGCTAAGGTAGCGTTTGT